ATGCTGCGATATCCGATGAGTTGATATTATTAGGTAATAAGAAATCAATTGGTCAAGATATAGACGAATACGAACTAAAAGAGAAACTATGGCGTACATTAGTAACGGTAAATATATTAGAAGGTTTAAGATTCTATGTTTCGTTTGCATGTTCATTTGCCTTTGGCGAATTAAAATTATTAGAGGGTTCTGCTAAGATTATTTCATTTATTGCAAGAGATGAGAGTCAACATTTAGCAATGTCCCAAACTATCATTAATAATTGGCATGATAGAAATGATGATAAAGACATGTTAAAAATTAGTAAAGAATGTCAAAAAGAAGTATATCAAATGTATGATGACGCATTACAGGAGGAAAAAAGGTGGGCGACATATCTATTTTCAAAAGGCAGTATGATAGGATTATCAGAAAAACTATTACACCAGTTTGTAGAATACATGGCAAACAGACGAATGAAAGGTATTGGTTTAGAACCAAGATACGAACAAAAAACAAACCCATTACCATGGGTAGACCATTGGCTAAACAGCAAGTCAATGCAAAACGCACCACAAGAAACAGAAATTGAGTCTTATGTAATTGGTGGCATTAAACAAGATGTTAAAAAAGACCAATTTAAAAAATTTAAACTATAATGAATAACAAAACTACAAAAACCTGTTCTAATTGTGAAACTAAATATACCGTAGCATGGGATAATGAAGAGCAAGATTTAGAACCTCTTACTTGTCCGTTTTGTGGATTTGAGGTAGAAAATGAAGAAGACGAGGTTGAGTGGGTCAACAAAGAAGAAGACGAAGACAATAATTGGAATTGATTATAGTTTAACCAGTCCTGCCATTTGTATAAACAATGGCAACTTAATGTTTTTTTATTTGACAAGCAAGAAAAAGTGGCAATGTGAAATGAATGAATCTATTGTTGGTTATGCACATAAAGAATGGACTGACCCTATTCAGAGGTTTAAACAAATATCTGATTTCGCATTAAATATAATCAAAAGCACTTACGAGCCTAAAGTTTACATAGAAAACTATTCATACGGCTCAAAAGGTCGTGCATTATTTCAAATAGCAGAGAATACTGGTCTATTAAAGTATAGACTTATGGAAGAAAAAATACCTTATGAGGTTGTTGTACCAAGTGTAGTCAAGAAAGGTGCAACAGGTAAAGGTAATGCAGACAAAGAAAAAATGTATGAGGCATTTGTTAAAGAAACTAAAATGGATTTAAAAAAAATATTCGATACTGATAAAGTAGGTAACCCTATATCAGATATCGCTGATAGTTATTTTGTTATGAAGGTTGGTAATGCTGTATCTGTTTAATACAAAAAGAGGAACAAGAAAATATATAGAAGAGTTTGGTAAAGGTCATAATCTAAAGTTTTTTGATTTTGCAGAGATAAAAGGACCAGAGTTTTACAATCAACATTGGCCAATGTGGAATGGTACCTTTCCAGATGAAGATGTTGAGGTTTGTTTTCAAGGTATTATTAGAGGTACTAAAAGACTTCAATTAGCTTGTGAAACAAATAATATACCTTATTATTATTTTGACCAACCTTATTTGTTTTCTAACGATTATCAACCACATCCAGGTTTTGGTCAACCTTGGTATAGAATTATAAAAAATAATGTACAGATGATTGATATTGATGAGAGACATAAAGAAAGATTTGAAAATATAAAAAGTATGTGTAGCAGACATAAAGATTCTTTAAATGAGATAACATTAAAAGATTGGAAAAAAGATGGTCAGACAATTATAATTATACCACCATCTATACATACAGCAACTTGGTACGATATTGAAGTAGAAACTTGGATAGAAAACATAAAAACTGAATTAAAAAAACATACAGATAGACCAATTCAGGTCAGATACAAATACGTAAATAGAAAACACGGTAAAAGAAACTCAACACCTTTAAGTGTTGAATTAAGAAATTGTTTTGCTATGGTATCTTGGCATAGTATGGCTGCTTGTGAAGCCGTTATTGCAGGTGTACCTAGTTTTACAAGTGAACATAGTCCAGCAAATAGAGTATCATATAGTTTAAATGACCTAGATAAAATAGAACAACCATTATATTCTGATTTAAGAGAGAAGTGGTTATGGTCTTTAATAGGTAATCAGTTTTTGTTAAGTGAGATTACAACAGATTATGCTTATAAGTATATTAACGGAGAATAAAAATGTTTTATCAACCTTTATTAAATAGTTTAAGAAATGCAGAGACCCATCACGAACCTTGGGAGTATCATACTTTTGGTCAGGTCTTAAACGAAGCTCAAATAGATGAAATAAGAAACGCTGAGGTTGTTAAAGATGGTGTATTGTTTGATGGTACAAGGTCAGGTTATAAAGATGGTGTTGGTAAACAAAATGATAAGATAAGAGAATATGTTACCATTGAAAACAGACACAAATATCCTAACTTATTTAATTTTATAAAAGAAATGCAAAGTTTACCTGTAAGAAAAGAATTTGCAAGACTAGTAGGTAATAAAGATAATTTTAAAAACTCATATGTTAGATTAGAAATACTAAATGATACGCAAGGGTTTTATTTAAAACCTCATTGTGATATACCAGAAAAATTAATATCAAGTTTAATATATGTAAACCAAACTGGTGAGAATGTAAGTTTAGGCACAGATTTATATAATGAAAAACTTGAATTGAAAAAAACGGTACCATTTTGGCACAACTATGGTTATGTATTTCACGGACCTAATAAATGGCACGGTATGGAAGAGGGCAAACAAATAAATGTAGAAAGAAGAGGTATACAATTAAACTATGTAACCTTTAAAACAGATTGGAAAGTATATGAGTGATTTATATAATAGAATGAAAGAGATTGAAGGCAAATATTTACAGCCTCAATCTTTCAAACAATATAAAAACTATTGGTTACCAGAATCAATAGTAAAAGAAAGTAAGAATGTATTATCGTATGGCGTACACCGTGATGTAGGTTGGGAACAGGCTATGTGTGTGGATAATCGTAATTTAAATATACATTGTTATGACCCTACACCCGATAGTGTTAAATTATTTGAGACTAATTTTAATTTTAAAGATAATATGACCTTTCATCAAAAGGCATATGCAAATAGCACTTTCTCGCAAGAGAATAGTAAGATGAAGTTTTACTATGACAATTCAGACTTGACAAAATGTTATTCACTATTACCTTTACCACAATTTGGTGAAAATCCTAGTTTTATTGAAGTAGATACAATTAATTTAGAGAAAAGTTTAAATGATGTAGATAATAAAGTAGATATAATTAAAGCAGACATAGAGGGTGTATGGTTTGATTTTTGTAGAGAAGTATTAGATTTAAATGTTGACTTCAAGGCTTTTCTTATAGAATTTGAAGTAAAACTTATTGATAATGAAACTAGTATAAAACAATACGAAGACTTACTAAAAGAATTTAAAGATAAAGGTTATCAATTATATTTAAATAGACCACGAAATAAAATATTAAGTGAAGCGGTTATACTAAAAGTTGACCATCAAGGCTAATAATGAACATAATGTTTCTAAACACCTGTGTAAATTTATATCAAAGAAATATTTTGGTAGATTTACAAAAGAACTTACTTAGCAAAGGTAAGAAATGGGAACTAAATGAAACTGACGATTATAAAGATTGTCAAAATGCAATAGTATTTGGTTCTACAAAGAAACATACAAGTAAACTATGGAAGATACAAAACAAAAGTCAAAGATTAAAAAACGAGATTGAAAGAACACATAATACTTTAACAACAGATAAAAAATTAATTGTATTTGAGACACCAATTTTAGGTAGAAAAATTACAGATGAACATACACATTATAGAGTTGGTTTAGACCACTTCTTACCTAAACTTGCAGATTTTAAATGGCAGGCAGACGATAAAAGATATCAAGTTTTAAAAAAACAAATAGATTTAAATTTAAAACCTTGGCGTGAGAAACATAAATCAAAAAATGTATTAATACTATGTCAAAATCCTTCAGACGCCTCGTTATTAGGTTTAGATATAAAACAATGGGTGATGGCTACGGTAAAACACCTAATGAGAGTTACCAAAAGAAAAATAGTTATTAGAAACCACCCATTAGCAAAC